AACAAAGATAAAAAGAACGTAAGCTCAGCCGCAATTATCATTACTTACATATCCTCGTCAGGCAAGCAAGGCGCGGCCGGAGTTGATATCCGTGTTTTTGAACATGATGTCTGGGTCAGTCAAAAGGGGATGGCAGAACTTTACGGCGTTTCCGTTTCCACCATCAGCCGGCATCTGACAAAAATCTTTGAAGACGGAGAGCTTGAACCGGAAAAGACGATCAGGCAGTTCAACGTTGAAAAACAGGAAGGCCGGCAAAAGGTTTCTAAAAAGCGTTTGCTGACACTGTATTCACTTGAAGCAGTCATTGCCGCCGGTTATAAGGTAGACAACCAAAAGGCCGTTCAGTTCAGAAAGTGGGCTACTGATATCCTCAAGGATTACGCTATTCAGGGATGGTCTTTGGATGAGCAAAGGCTTAAGAACGGCGGCAAGGTTTTCGGAGATGACTATTTCGACCGCCTGCTTGAAAAGATCCGTGAGATCCGACTTTCGGAAAGGCGGTTCTACCAGAAGATCACTGACGTGTATGCCACGGCGGCGGACTATGATCCTTCATCCAAACAGTCAAAGGCTTTCTTTGCAACAGTGCAGAACAAGATCCACTTCGGTATTCACGGGCAGACAGCGGCAGAAATTGTTTATTCAAGAGCTGACGCAGGTCTGCCCAACATGGGGCTGACTTCATGGGACGGATACCCTGACGGCAAGATCCTCAAGTCTGATGTTACTGTTGCGAAGAACTATCTGTCAGAGGATGAATTGCATCAGATGCAGCGTCTCGTATCGGCTTTTTTGGATATGGCAGAAGCAAAAGCCCAGGGACATAAGCCGATGATGATGGCTGATTGGGAAAAGTTCCTTGACAGTTATCTTAAGCTTGCAGACAAACCTCTGTTGAGCGGCAAAGGACGGATCTCTCATGATGCGGCAGTGCTAAAGGCTGAGGCTGAATTTGAGAAATTCAGAATTGTCCAGGACAAGAATTATGTAAGCGATTTTGACCGCTACGAAAAGAAGCTTTTAAGCAAGGTAAAAGAGAGCAAGAACTGACAGCAGGGAGACGATATGCGCGGTGTGAGCTATAAAGGCGTTGAGTACAAGTCAGTGCGGGAGTGCTGCGCCGTGCTGGGCATTTCTTATCAGAAAGTACGGAGGCTGTGTCGGTGGTTTGTCAGAGCAAGGGATAATCCTGCGGTCGCTGTTGCGTGGACGCTAGGTGATGAATGCAGGCAGGCCAACGAGCCGCATACTGACAGTTATGCCGATGATTTATGCAAAAGCACACTCAGGGTTGAAAGGATGAAAGACCGGCTTGTGGGCAAGGCGGTGGACAGGCTCTCAGGTGAGGTAAAATGACTTTGACAGAACCCGCAGCGTCGGCGACGGCCGGCAGAAGCTGCGGGGCTTTTAAGGAGCGGGCAATGGATATCTTTTCAAAACTTAAATATCTGCCTACTTTTACAGATTTTGAAACTGATCTCAAAAACACCGAGCAGGCTCATAAGGAATACAGAGAGCAACTGTTTAAAGAGCTCAACGCTGAAGCTGAACAAGGCATCGGTGCGGATTTTGCCGCCGTCGGAGATCTTTTAAGAAAAGCGATGAACATCTATGCAGCCGGCCAAAACTGAAACCTCTTTAATCTCTCAGAAAATTACAGTAGGGCCTTTGCCTCCGGCTTCTGAGTTCAGCGCGTATGAAAAAACCTGTAAAGGCGCGGCTGAACGCATTATGTTTTCCAAGGTTGAAGATTATCTGGCATATCCTGCAACTGTTGAACCTAACGGGGAAGGCGGTTTTATTGTTACCCTGCGCGGATGGGAAGGGGCAATGACCGAGGGCAAGGATTACGATGATGCGATGCGCATGGCGCACGAGCTTGTGCTGGATTGCGCGGAATTTGTAATTGCAGAGCGCACCCCTATTCCTCATGGAATAAAAGCTGAACCGGGCGATGTTTTGATCCGCATGACCTATGACGAGGCCCTGAAAATGATGCTGCGCAACGCCATGTTTGAGGATCGCTACCGCCCTACCGATCTGGCGGCGGCTCTCAAAGTGGGCAGGCAGAAAATAACAAGCGCGCTTAACCTGCGCAAAACCACGAGCCTGAACTTCCTGGCACAGTGCTGTCAGGCTATTTCGAGGCCTTTGAAGCTTGGTTTATGAAAAGGATCGTTTATTGATCGTTTTTGGATCGTTTTTTTGATCTATAGTGAAAAGCATAGGCTGACATAAGTGTCTAAAGAGACATGTAAGCCGAAAGATTTACTAACAATCAGCAAACAGTTTGCAGAATGTTTTGCTGATTGAAGATTAACTAAAAGAACTACAGCACCCCTCCTGTTTCATAAGGTCTCAACCAAAGCGCCTCTAACCGGGCGCTTTTTTATTGCCCTTTTCCGAGGTTCACGATGAGCGAGTTTGAAGCGCTTTTGCCGTATGGCGTAGCCGCCCTGATAGCCCTCGTTGTAGCCTTCTGCCGCTCCACCATCGCCAACGTGCCGCCCACCGTCAGGCTGCGTATCTTCGACGCCATTGTGTGCGCCACGGGCGCTGTCAGCGTCTGCGTGGTAGCCGGCAACCATTTCTCGCAGTACATGGCGCACGGAGACTCCGTGGCCGTGGCGTTTTGTTTCGGTTATCTGGGCGCCGGGCGCCTGAGCGATTTTGCCGTCCAGCTTGCAGAGAAAAAGTTCGGAGGCAAAGCATCATGATCAGAGCGTTCTTCAAATATGGCGCGGAGCTCGCAGTGTGCGGGCTCTTTGCTTTTAACGGCTATGCGTGGCTGTACTTAGGCATCGTGCTTTTTGGCGCGTTTGTGGCTCAGGGCTTCATAGAGTATGGCAGCCGATGAAGATCTCGACCGCCGCCTTGCAGAGGCTGAGCATGAGCGCGCTTTGCACCGTGCTCGCGTTTGCACCTACTGGAAACTTAGACGGCGCCTCTTACAGGTACGCCGAAAACTTGCGGACTTGCCGGAACGTGATCCGGCTCGCGCAGGTTACGCAGATCTGGCTGAGTGCATCTGCGACGAACTCAGCAAATATGAACAGCGATACGGAGAACGGTGTGAAAACATCTCAGGCAGGCATCGACCTTATCAAAAAACACGAAGGTTTAAGACTTAACGCGTACTCATGCCCCGCCTGTAGGACGACTATCGGTTACGGACATACCGGTAACGTGTCGCCGAACGCCGTCATCACCAAGGCTCAGGCCGAGGAGCTTCTGCGCAAAGATCTGGAGCGCTTTGAGTTCCAGATCACGCGCGCCCTGGATGCCGCCGAGATTGAAGTCTCGCAGAACCAGTTTGACGCCCTGGTATCGTTCGCGTACAACGTCGGCACCAGCCGCCTGTTCAACTCAAGCGTGTGGGCGAACCTCGAAAAAGGCGATCATGCGACCGCCGCCGACTGCATGCTCAAGTACGTGTATGCCGGCGGACGCAGGCTTAAAGGGCTTGAAAACCGCCGCGCAGCCGAGCGGGAGCTGTTCCTGAAAGCATGAAGATCAGGCGCCCTTCACTGGGCCAGTGTTTCGTTGACTTGCACGATCAAATGCAGGCTCAGCGAAGCCGCCTGATCTTCATGATGCGGGCTTACTCGCTGACTGACGAAGAGCGCTTTTTCCTGCTGAGCAAAGTGCAGGATTTAGAGTACGACATCGATCTGGCAAAGGTGTTCGCGACCGACCACGGCAAAGGCAAGAGGATCAAAGAGTGAAAGACTACCTTGTCGCCGCGGTGTTTGCGCTTTTGACCTATGCCGCGGGTTTTGTCTGCGGCGCTGTAGTAATGTCATGGCACTACAAGGCTGAGATCTCAGAGTTCAAGGCCAACGCAGAAGCGCAGTACGCGCAGGCGCTTGAGGCCAAAGCAGTCCGTGAGAAGTACTTGCAGGGCAAGGCCGATGAGAATGCGGTTAAAGCAAAGGAAGCCCAGGATGAGATTGAAGCTCGTTACAAGTCTCTTTTGGCTGATGCCGCTGATGCTCTCAGCGTGCACGCAGACAGTGCCGGTGGTAAAGACAGCGTGCCCTCAGATCCCAAGCCTGCCGACCGAGTTTCGACCGGCGCAGGTGAACGCCATGCAGCGTACCGAGCAAAGCTTCAAAGACTTTATGAGCGACAGCTCGAAATAGCGCGCGACTGTGATATCACGGCAAGCTATTACAACAGACTTATTCAGCTGTGGAACGAGGCGGCAAGATGAGCGATTTTTGGTGGGGCGCTATTACCGCCAACATAGGATGGATCATCGGAACCATCCTGTGCCAGGTATTAGACAAATACGTATTTTGTTAGCAGGTGCACGATAAGCGCGGCAAGCACAGCAATAATCAGGCTTTGCAATGCGTTTATATACCTGTCTCTTTTGGCCTGCTGTTTTATCTCATTGAGCTCTGTCGCATGAGTTTTGACCGTATCTTGCAGGTCTTGTAACTGGCGGTTCATTTGCTCTGTGTTCATGTCGATCCTCTCAAGGCTTTCGGCTGAACGATATTCAGGTGAGCTGAGCTTTGCTTCAAGCAGGGTTTTACGAGCCTGTTCAAATGGCGATGGCTGTTCAGGGTGTTCGACTTTCATTACAACTCCGGAATTGAGATCCTTAGGCCCTTAAGGCTGTGGAACGCGGCGGCAAGATGAATAGGCTACTGTTTTTATTAAAACTTAGCATAAGCACTGCCATCATTTTTGGCCTGTTTTTCTTTTTTGGGAAGGTCTTGCCCTATTACCTTTTCGACTGGATCCCGGCTTCTGAGATATTCGCTGATGCGGAACATGTGTTTCTTGTAGTTGACGGGCAGAGCCTCCGGAATTGGTGCTTTGTTTTTGGCTTGGGCTTCTTTTCAGCTCTTGGACTTCAACTGTTAGTTTCGATAATTTTGACAATATTTCGTTCTCAAAAGTAGATTCTTGTTTCTGCGCACTTAGCTCAATAACCAGCCCAAACATAGAAATAAGAAGCAACAGCAGGTTGATGACTGCGTTTATATCAACAGCCTTAACGACAGTTTTCTTCGAAACACTGATTTGACTTGTTACTCCTTGTTTTGGCTTGTCAGTGTTTTCTGTGGTCTCGTTTATCTGATTAAACAGCGTATTCAACTCCGTCCAATTTTCAGGCAGCATCTTTTGAACGCTTGCTATGGCCTGTGATATCAGGTCGATCTGATCGGGGTTGAAAACGCTCTTTAACTTCCGGACTGTTTTGATTGCATCTGACAGCGCCTTAAGGGTTTGAGGATCAAGTCCGTCGACTTTCATTACAGCTCCTTGTTTGGATGTTTAGTCAAGTTTCATTCTAAGCCGGGAGCTGTAATGACGGTTAACTTGTTGAGACAGCAAAACTATTCATGTCATGGATAATTACAAAAATGAAAGTCGTTTTTGTTTTATTTATCAACGTTCAAGGTACTGTGATATGTAAGAGATGATCGCGGGTGGCGAGACGCCCGAAAATCATCTAGCTGATATAGCGTAAAAAAGTGGCGGCCATATGCCTGCGGATCTTGTAACCCAACTGAAACTTAGCAAAATCATGGGAATAAGCCGCATAACCGTACGGCGCATGATTGACAAAGGCGTGTTTCAGCTGGACAGCAACAAAAAGCTGTCTGTAAAGGCCTGCACCGACGCTTATGCCGCCTACCAGGCATCACTTGAACATCCGTCAAAGCCTGTGGCAAAGATCCCCGAAAAAGACACGAAAAAAGCGGAAAACGCGCTCAAAGACGTGGAAACCGCCTCAGACAGCGATGACTTCGCCGCGTCGCTTGCCGAATGGAAGTCTGAGCTTGAGAGCGATCCTATCGGAGTGCTCAACAAAGCCAAAGCCTACCTCACGATGATGCAGGCTAAGGACGCCAAGCTTAAGGCCGATGAGACAGAGGGCCGGCTGTTCAGCATCGAACGCATCAACGCAGATGCCGAGAAGGTGGGGCTTGCCATCGCGAGCAAGCTGCGCACTGTTCCCCAGCGCGTCTCCGCTATGTGCGAAGGGCGCACCGCCCGGGACATTGAAGCCATCGTCACCGATGAGATCAACAACGCCCTTGAGGAACTGCAAAAGCTGTTTGTGAAAGGCTGAGGTACTTTATGGTTAAGTGGATTAATGACTGCCTTTACCGCCTCGGGCTTCGCCTGGTGGCAAACGCCATGCTTAAGCATGATCTTCGCTGCGGCGGCAAACATCAGGATCGCATCCGGTATGTGACCGGCACTGACACATTCGCCGGCAGGTATTGCATGCACATCGAGATCATAAAGGATGATCCCAACCCCACGCGTGACCGCGAAGAATTGCAAGAACTGCTTCGTGGCTCGGATCGCGCTGCAAGTTAAGGAACTCCTGTTCAGACACGCCATGGACGACGATGGTTTTGCTGTTGCTGCATGACAATATAAGTTTATTGCCCGCCTGGTACTGGCCTTCATTGAACACCTGGCTGTCTATGTAAACAACGCTGTCTGTAATCATGGCGCTCTCCCTTTTCCGAACAAGGAATTAATAACACGATTTGGTGACCCATGAACCTGTTCTGCGCCGGACTGAGAAAGACATTGAAACCGCGGCCGCGATTAACAGGATCGCAATGGGCCGACCAGTACAGGATCGTCGCCCCGGGCACGTCGCCTGAACCGGGTCCGTGGCGCACGGATCGCGTTCCCTATCTCAGAGAGCCGATGGACGCCGCCACGGCGCACGACGTTGAGAAGGTCGTGATCATGGCTGCCTCGCAGGTGGCTAAGTCTGAACTGCTCATCAACGTAATGGGCTATTTCATAGACCAAGAGCCCAGCTCCATCATGATGGTGCAGCCGACCGTTGAGGCGGCTGAGAGCTTTTCAAAAGAGCGCATAGATCCGACGTTCCAGGCAACGCCCGCCCTGCGGTCGAAGATGGCGGCGCCGTCTGATCCTGAGAAAGGCAGATCGCGCAAAACCTCATCGACCATCCGCATGAAGCACTTCACGGGCGGTTATGTGGCGATGGTGGGATCAAACAGCCCCTCCGGGCTGGCCTCGCGCCCGATCCGCGTGTTGCTGTGCGATGAGATTGACCGTTTCGGCCAGACTCAGGAAGGCGATCCTTTAAAGCTCGCCATTCAGCGCACCACGAACTTTGCCAACCGCAAGATCGTGCTGGTGTCGACGCCTACCACTGAACTGAGGGCAGGCGGCCCTACGGTGTGGTCTGAGTTCATGGCATCCGACCAAAGAGAGTATGAGGTCGAGTGCCCTCACTGCCACAAGCGCTTCACGCTGTCATGGGACAACGTCAAGTGGGACAAGGATGAGAGCGGCGCCATCATCGACACAAGCATCCGCATGGAGTGCCCCCACTGCCGTGCCAAAGTGCGCGGCGGCGACCGCCCGGATCCGTACCTGCTGGCCTCGGGCGTGTGGGTTCCGAAGAACCCCGGCTCAGAGACCCGCGGCTACCACCTGACGTCGCTGTGCTCCCCGTGGGTGCGCCTGCGTGACCTGGTGCATGAGTGGCACGATGCCAACGGCGCCCGGGACAAAGCAGGCATGCAGGAATTCATCAACCTCAAGCTCGGGCAGCCGTGGCGCGAGGAAGCCGAGGATGCGGATCTTTGGGAAAAGATCAGCGCGCGGCGCGAGTTCTATCCTGAGGGCGGTGTTCTGCCTGACGAGGTGCTCATGCTCACCTGCGGCGTGGACGTTCAGCATGACCGCCTTGAGGCCTCGGTGTTCGGCTGGGGCGCAGGCTATGAGAGCTGGGGCGTGTGCCACAAGATCATCTACGGCTCGCCCAAAGAACCGCAGGCATGGAGCACTCTTGATGCCCTGCTGATGAGCGTGTTCCCGTCAAAGGACGGACGCGAGCTGCGCATCGGGTGCACGCTTGTGGACTCCGGCGACGGCACCTGCGTTGAGGATGTCTACCGCTACACCCGTCAAAGAGAGCGGGCGCGTGTGTTCTCATGCAAAGGCAGTTCAGTCGCCGGCAAGCCGGTGATCGACCGTCCCTCGCGCAACAACGCCTTGCATGCCGCTTTGTTCGTGCTGGGCACGGACGGCGCCAAGCGGCTTATCTTTCAGCGCCTGGCGATCCGTGACATCGGATCGGGCTTTATCCATTTTCCTTTGAGCCGTGACAGCGGCTTTACAGACGATTACTTCCAGCAGCTCACCGCTGAGCGCTTTGTGCGCCGGTTCAACGCCGGGCGCATGACGGAGCGGTGGGAGAAGATCCGCGAACGCAACGAAGCGCTGGACTGCTGCGTTTACGCGACGGCGGCCGCCGAACTGATGCGGCCTACTTTGGAGGCGCTTGTTAAAGAGCCTCAGCCCCAGCTGCAGGCGTCGCCTGCGCCGCGCCCCCGCAGGCGTGTTTTCAGCAAAGGCATTTCGCTATGACGATTTCAATCCGCGGCATCACTTTGGAGACCGCGCAGAAAAAACTGGATCTGTGGCTTGAGGCTGAGGACGCCGTGGCGGCAGGCCAAAGCTACACCATCGGATCGCGCTCGCTCACCCGCGCGTCCCTGCCTGAGATCGCCAAGCGCATCGAGTACTGGGGCGCTTTGGTCTCAAAGCTTGAGAGCGGCGTCAAGGGCGTGCGCATACAGCGCGGCTGGCCTTTGGATGACGGGGCAAGATGATGAAGAAAGAAAGCTTAATCACACGCGCCCTGAGGGCCATAGGTGTCGGAGGGCACGGGGCCAAAGCCTCGGGCTACGGCTCCTACGGCGCGTCGAGCCTGCGCAAGTTCGCCGCAGGGTGGCACCCTGCGGGCAGATCAGCCGATGAGGACATCGCATACAACCTGAACACGCTGAGAGCGCGTTCGCGTGATCTGTTCATGGGTTCGCCGCTTGCCACCGGCGCTTTGAAAACCCTGCGCACGAACATCGTGGGCACCGGCTTAAAAGCCAACATCCAGTGCGACCGCGAGATGCTGGGGCTCACCCAGGAAGAGGCCGACGCCTGGAACAAGCACACCGCCGCCGAGTGGCGCCTGTGGGCTTGCAGTTCCAGCGCCGACGCCGCTCGCACCTGCACGTTCGCGCAGATGCAGGCCCTGGTGCTTCTGTCATGCCTGCTCTCAGGCGACTGCTTCGTGGCGCTTCCCTATCTGAACCGCCCTGGCACGCCGTACCGGCTTGCCATGAACCTCATCGAGGGTGATCGCGTATGCAACCCCATGGGTCAGGGCTGGGACTTCAACAGCAACACGCTTGAAGGCGTCGAGGTCGACGATTACGGCGCTCCGGTGGCTTACTGGATCGCGCGCTACAACCCCCGCGCCGCCATGCAGTACGTCAAAGGACAGCCCCAGCACTGGGAGCGCATTCCCGCCTTTGGCCCCTCAGGCCGCCGTCAGGTGCTCCACATTCTCAGCGATCTGGAACGTCCGGCGCAAAGGCGCGGCACGCCGTTCCTGGCACCGGTCATCGAGAGCTTAAAGCAGCTTGAGAAATACACGGACTCTGAGCTGGTCGCCGCGGTGGTCGCCGGCTATTTCAGCGTGTTCATCAAGTCGAACACGCCTGAGGACGGCATGCCGTCATTTGGCGCGCCGTTAGGCGATGAAGCAAGCGCCACGCCTGATCCGCAGGACATTGCCTTAAGCCCGGGCATGATCGCAAGCCTTGAGCCTGGCGAGGATATTTCGGTTGCGAACCCGGGGCGCCCGAACAGCAATTTCGAGGGTTTTGTGAGCGCCATCTGCCGTCAGATCGGCTCGGCGCTTGAACTGCCTTATGAGCTAGTGATCAAGCAGTTCAGCTCATCGTATTCGGCATCGCGCGGCGCCCTGCTTGAGGCGTGGAAGATGTTCCGCATGCGCCGTCAGTGGCTTCAGGATTCGTTCTGCCAGCCGGTTTATGAGGCATGGCTTGCCGAGGCGGTCACCTCAGGGCGCGTTGAAGCACCTGGTTTCTTTGAGGATCCGCTCATAGCGCGCGCATGGAGCGGCGTGCTGTGGAGCGGCGACGCCCAAGGCCAGCTTGATCCGCAGAAAGAAGCCGCGGCCGCTCAGCTGAGAGTGGCGGCAGGGTTCAGCACCCGCGAGCGCGAGGCGCGTGAACTTACGAACATGGACTTCGGCCAGATCTGCGAACAGCAGGGCCGCGAGATCCGCATGATGCAGGCAAGCGGGCTTGAGACCGGAACGGCGACACAGGCGCCACAGACGCCGCCTGAGGGCTACGCCTCGGACAAAGACGACGATTCGGACGACAAAGACAACGGAGAGCCTGATTCAAATGAACAATGAGCTTTATTTATTCGGCGCCGTCGGAGACAACCTTGGCGACTTCGACAGCACCAGCTTTGATGAAAAGGCCGTGGCGGCCGCGCTGAGCGAAATTCCGTCAGCCAAACCGCTTGACGTGTATGTCAACAGCCCGGGCGGCTCGGTTGATTCCGCCCTGGCAATCAAAGCGCTGCTTGAAGCGCGCAAAGGCACGGTCAACGTGATCGTCGCAGGCCTGTGCGCCTCTGCTGCCACGGTCATCGCCTGCGCAGCCAACGCGCACGTCATCATGAAACGCGGATCGCTTTACATGATCCACAACGCCGCCTCGCTGGCCTACGGCAATCAGCACGATCTTGCCAAAGCCGCCGAGACCGTGGAGAAGGTGAGCGAGAACATCGCATCGATTTACCGCGCCCGGACGGGGATGGGCCACAAGCGCATCACCGATTTGATGGACGAGGAAACCTACCTTGACGCTGACGAGGCCGTCAGGCTGGGGTTTGCCGACAAGGTTGACGAAGGCCAACCCGTCACCGCCTCGCTGATTAGTCAGAACCATGTTGCCGTCGGAGGCTGCGTTTTCGCGGTTGATCCTGCGGTTTTCAGGGGTCTGAAGGCAAAAATTGAGAGGAAAGAGATGATTTCCGACAAAGAAACCGTCAATAACGCTCAGAAAGATGCCGCTCAGGAGCCTGCCATGACCCTCGAGGCCTTGCAGGAGAAATACCCCGAGCTGTGCGCCGCCATTGCCGAAAACGCGAAAAAAGACGCGGTATTGGCAGAAAAAGCGCGCATTAAGGCCCTTGAAGAGCTCAGAACGGACGAAAACTCAGGCGTGATCGCCAAAGCCATGTTCGAGACCGGCGAGACCGCCGAGACCGTGGCGCTGGCGTTGTGCCGTGCCCAGGCTCAGAAAGCCCGCGAAGCCGCCGCCCAGGCGGACGCAAAGGCTGCTGCGGCCGCCAAAGACGCCGAGGCTTTAGGCGTCCAGCTTGCGAAGGTCACTGATCCCGCAAGCGGCACCGCCCCTGCCGACGCGGATCAGAGCGCAAAGGACGCGTTCATCGCCGCCGTGCGCGACAACATTAACAGCAATGTATCAAGCGAGGTTAAGTAACCATGGCTGAGAAGCTCAACACCGAAGAGTCCACCGCCTACGATGCGCTCTTTTCCGTCAACATGCAGAACGCGCTCGTTCCGGTTGAAATCAAGGTTGCCAAAGGCACCGTGTTAAAACGCGGCACTCTGGTCAAGCTCGATGAGACCGGCAATGCCGTCATCGTCGCCGCCAACACCGACGAGATTTACGGCGTGGTTGCCAAAGATATCGACGGCACCGACGCCGCCACCGTGGGCACCGCCTACGTGAACGGCGAGTTCAACGCATCCGCCCTGACCGTCACCGGCACTGTGACCGATTACGTGGCCGCCGCCCGCAAGGCCGGCATCATCATCCGTTAACAGGAGAGATAAATACTTATGGCTATCGATATGTTTGAGCCGCGCACCCTTCTGGCCGCGGTTCAGAATTCCAAGCGCGCCCCCTCTGTGCTGAGGGATCGCTTCTTCGGCAACGTCCGCACCTTCGACACCAAGACCGTCGACGTTGACATCGCTTATTCCGATGAGCGCACCCTTGCGGACTTCACCTCCGTGGAGATGGGCGCCACCTTCAACGAGCGCCCCGGCTATGTGACCCGCACCTACCGTCCGGCTTACATCGCTCCGGCCCGCATCTGCACCGCTGAGGATGCCTTAAAGCGCGCCCCCGGTGAGAACCTTTACGCCGACATGGGCCCTGAGGCTCGTGCCGCCGCCATCGTTGCCCGCGACCTTACTGATCTGGACAAACAGATCAGCCGCCGCGAGGAGTGGATGGCTTCCAAGGCTCTGTTTGAGGGCAAGATCGCGTTCGGCGGCAAAGGCGCTGACGCCGAGATCTCCTACTGGCCTGAGGAAGAGGCCAAGAAGCCTTTCACCGAGGTTGCCACCAAGTGGGGCGAGACCGGCGCTGATCCGCTGGGCGACATTGCCGCCATCGCCGATACCGTGGCCGACCGCTGCGAGTACTTCCCCTCTGAAGTGTGGGTGGGCTCCAAGGCCATTATCCCTCTGATGAAAGCCATTAAAGCCGACAAAGGCTTTGACGCGCTCAACATCGTCATGGGCAACATCAACCCGCAGGCCAACACCCAGAACTTTTACAGCACCTTTGGCTACATCAACGTCAACGGCGTGCAGATGAAGGTGATCGTCTACAAAGGCTCGTATTTTGACGGCACTAAGACCGTCCACTACGTCCCTGACGATGAGATCCTCGTTGCCGCTCCTGAGGCTGAGACCATCCGCGCTTACGGCGTGATCCCGGTTGCCGACGTTGCCGCCAACACCACGTCTTACGTGACCGGCGATCGTGTTCCTTCCTCATGGGTCGAGGCCAAGACCGGATCCCGCGTCATCAAGCTGGCATCCGCTCCGGTGCTTATCCCCACCGAGGTTCAGGCCTTCCACGTCGGCAAGGTGCTCTGATGTTCATCATCGCAGACAGAAACCTGCTGTGCGGTTCAGACCGCATCCCGGCGGGCGGCAAAGTGAATATCGATGAGACGGTTGCCCGCAGGCTTATAGCCACGGGCGCCGCCCACGCTGACGTTCCTTTGCAGTCCGTCGAGGTGTCCAAGCCCGCGCAGACGCAGAGGCGCAAAGGACGCAAATGAGCTTCAAAGATCAGCTGCGCCGTGATCTCGACGTGTTCATCAACGTTGATGAGTTCGGCAACACCCACACCATCAACGGGCAGAAGGTGCCCTGTGTCATCGATTCGTCGGTGGCGCAGCGTTTCGACTCTGCCACGGTGAGCGGCGTGTTTCGTTCAACCATCGTGGTGTTCCTCAGGCAGGGAGATCTTGATCCCCTGCCTCAGGTTGACAGCTCGGTGACTTTGGACGGCGCGCCTTACCGCTGTTTTGACGTGAACACGGAACAGGGGATCGACGCGCTGACCCTTGTGACATCAGAGCAATGATGTTTCCGTCCCCTTACGGGGATTGGCTCTTAGTTTGAAGCGCAGAAAACGGTAATGCCGCGTAATTTTCCGTCCCCTCGCATGGGGACTGTTTCCTGAATTTAGCGATGATTGAGCTTGACCGCAAACAGTTCGAGGGCTTCATGAAGCTCCTGGACGGCGTTAAGGACGGCTACGCCACGGCAGCGTCCCGCGCGGTCAACCGCACCTTGCAGGGCGCGGCCACCATGCTGACAAAGCAGGTGACCTCGACCTACACCATCAAGGCGCGGGAGGTTAAGTCAGACATCACGCTGAAAAAGGCGACCAAGGGCAGCCCCGAGGGCGAACTTGAGATCAGAGGCGGACGCAAGCCACTCTCTGACTTCAAGGTGCGCCCGCGCGCCGACACCACGCATTCGCAAAAGCCGGTCACGGCTGAGCTTAAGCGCGGTTCGGAGTTCGAGGTGCGCTCAGGCTTCGTGTGGAAAGGCAAGGTGTTGCGTCGCACCACGACGCAGTCCCTGCCTGTTTCCGAGGAGAACGGCCCTGCCGTGACGCAGATGGCCGGGACCAAGGAAACGCTTGACGCTGTGGATGACTTCATCAGCGAAAAGCTTCCCGAACGCATGGATCATGAAGTCGGCTTACTGCTCGACAAGGCAACGAAATGAGCGACGCACAGTCTACCAATGCCGTGTGCCTGCCTGACGCGATCTGCAAGCTGCTTGAAAGCGCCCTCTCTGAGGTGCGTTTGCATGCGCCGCGCAGATCCTCAGGCTTGCGCCCGGGCTCGCTTTCCGACGAGCCTGATGTGGCAGAGCACGAGGATGAGCTGGTGAGCGTGAAGGTGATGCAGGGCTTTCTCCCTGCGCGCACGAGCGAGAACCTGTTCCCCTATGTGCTGGTGCGCCCGGTGTCCTGGACAGTCGAGGACGGGAGCACGACCGCCGCCGTGGAGATCCACGTGGGCACGTCCGCCCCTGACGGCGATGATCAGGGCTACCGCGACGCTGCCAATGTGAGCCGCCGCATCATCGGCGCTTTCATGGCGCTGCCAAACGGCATCCTCGATGAACGTTTTGTTCTGAACGCCCCGATCACCTGGACGCTTAAGGCTGATGATCCGCCCTTCTCAGGCGCGGTCATCACGTCACGCTGGGACATTCCCGGCGAGCAATTCCCCTTTTAGGAGGCCAGCGATGGCAAGAAGAAAGGCTGAGGCTCAGGCCCCGGCTCAGGAGCCTGCTGCGCGCATTTACATCGGCCCGTCGTTCCCGGCGGGGTTCATGCGCACCGGTCAGGTTTACTCAGGCGGGCTTCCGGGCCCGGTCACTCAGATGCTTGCAAAAGAGCCGCTCTTAGCGCGCCTGATTGTGGGCACCGACGAATACCGCACGGCGGTAGTTGAAGCGCAAAAAACGGCTACGCCGCGCAATGCCGCTTATCGCACCGTGCTTTCCAAAATCAAAAACGGAGAACTCAGATAATGGCAAATTACAAGCACGGTGTGTACGTCTCTGAGACTGCCACCTCCCTGATCCCCACTGTTAACGTGGACAGCGCCATCCCCTTTGTGGTCGGCATTGCCCCGGTCAACGGCGTAAGCGATCCCCACGTTAACGAGCCGGTGCTCGTTAACTCCTACAAGGAAGCTGTCGCGGCTTTAGGCTTTGAGCCTGCCCAGAAGGTTGACGCCGCGGGCAATAAGAAATTCCGCTTCGGCATTTCGGAATTCATGTACGCGAACTTCAACTTCGCGGGCATCGTTCCCTGCATCCTGGTAAACGTGCTGGATCCGTCCAAGCACCGCACCGCCCTCGATACCAAGACCGTGACGATCGCCAAAGGCACCGGCACTATCGCAGAGCTGGGCGTGCTCCCTTCCACTCTGTCGCTGACCAACGCCGAGGGCGTTGCCTACACCGATGGCACGGATTATGAGACCGCCTTTGACGATGACGGCTACCTCGTGGTGAACGTCATCGGCTCCAAGATTTCAGACGGTGATCTGACCATTGCCACCGGCTTCAAGATCGATCCGACTGCCGTGAGCAAGGCTGACATCATCGGCGGCATTGATGCTGCCACCGGCAAGAAGAAAGGCCTTGAGCTGATCTCCGACGTTTATCCGAAGTTCCGCGTCATTCCGACGCTGATCCTCGCCCCGGGCTTCAGCACCGATCCCGAGGTTGCCAGCATCATGGCCGCCAAAGCCGTGAACATCAACGGCCACTTCAACGCGCTTGCCCTGTGCGACGCCCCTGTGACCGGCACGACCAAGACCTACAGCAACATCACCGAGTGGAAGAACCAGAACAGCGTTACCAACGCCCAGCAGGTTGTCTGCTGGCCTAAGGTGCGCAACGCTGAGACCGTCTACAGCCTCTCGACCATTCTCGCGGGCGTGATCGGCACCACCGACAACGCCAACGGCAATGTGCCGTATTGCTCGCCCTCCAACAACGCCGCCCCGATCACCGGGCTGTGCGACGATGACGGCGGCGAGATCGTGATCGGCAACGAGGAAGCCAACTACCTTAACGGCCAGGGCGTGGTCACCTGCCTGAACTTCACCTCAGGGTGGGTTATCTGGGGCAACCGCACTGCAAGCTATCCGGGCAACACTGATCCCAAAGACAGCTTCATCCCGGTCAAGCGCATGTTCTACTGGGTCGAGAACACCGTGACCCTGACGGCATGGCAGAAGGTCGACAAGCCGATGAACCGCCGCCTGGTTCACACCGTGGTCGATTCGCTCAACGTGTGGATCAACGGCCTGGTGTCCCGCGAGCAGCTCTTAGGCGGCAAGCTTGAGTTCCGCGAGGATGACAACACCACCACGGAGCTGATGGACGGCATCATGCACTTTAAGTTCTTCATGACCCCGCCTTCGCCTGCCCGCGACATGGAGTTCGATTTTGAGATCGACACCTCCTACTACTCCACCCTCTTTGAATAACGAGGCGCACCATGGCTAATTACGTATTTGACAAAACGCAAAACTACCGGGTCTACAACGACGGCAACGCCCTTTTGGGCATTGCCACCGTGGATCTCCCTGATATCGCCTACATGACGGACACGCTCTCGGGCGCCGGCATCTCAGGCGAGATCGACACCCCTGTCATGGGGCACATCCAGAGCATGCAGCTCACGCTTCACTGGCGTTCCGTGTTGCAGGCTTCTCTCGCGCTGTTAAGCACCGAGGGCGGCACGCTCACGCTGATGAGCTCGCAGCAGGCCGTCGACACCTCCAACAGCCACGCCGTGGCCAAGCCCCTTAAGATCGTGGTCAGGTACCTGCCTCACACCGTGGGGCTGGGCTCGCTTGAGCCCGCGGCTTCGACCGACACCACCACGGAGCTTGAGCTGACCTACATCAAGATCTGGGAAGATGACAAAGAGGTCATCGAGGTCGACAAACTCAACTTCATCTGCAACGTCAACGGCAAGGATTACCTCGCCGACGTGCGCAAGAACATGGGCATGTAACCGATGGCTGAAAAGAAAACAGTTCCGGCGGTACAGGGGGCGGTGCAGGCCGCCCCTGCCCCTGCCGCGGGTGTTGAGCGCGTGGCGCTTCCGATCCCGTTTAAGTACGAGGGCGAGGAAGTCGCCTTTGTGGATCTTTCCATTCTGAACATGTCCGGCGCGGACTTCCGCAAGCTGCGCCGCGATTACGTCCAGCTCATGAAGAACGGCCAGACGTTCGGCCAGGTGAGCCTGAGCCTTGCGCTTGACGATGACTTCATCGAGTTTGCGGCCATGCGTGTCAGCGGCAGGCGCGAGGATTTCTTCTCGGCCATGCCGGTGCAGGATTACATGACCGTTATGGGACGGCTTGAGACTTTTTTCTTGCAGTCGGTTTCGCCTACGGCCGCGACCTTCAAGGCATAGAAACCGATCTCAGGCGTTTATGCATGGCAATAGCCCCCGCCATGGGGGCTTCCTATTTCGAACTGTTCGCCCAGCCGCTGATCTACGTCTGCGAGCTGACGGGCGATCTGGCTTACCTCAAACAGGAGGAAGCCAAAGAGATTAAACGGCACCAGGCGCGCCCGGGGAGACGCTGATGAGCAAGCTCTACGAGATGGCGGTGGCGCTTTCTGCCAAGCTTGACGCGTCGTTCGGCGGCGCGTTCGGGCAGGCTAAGCGCACCGTGGCGGGTTATCAGAAGGCGGTAAACGAGGCTTCAAAACAGAAGCTCGCGTTAGACCGCGTGATGAATCAGACTCGCTCGGTGCAGGCGGCCAATCAGGCTTTCATTGCCGCGCAGCAGAAAGTGGCGGCGCTGGCAAGGCAGATGGCGGCGGCAAAACAGCCGTCGGCGGCGCTGAGGGCTGAGTATGCCCGGGCGCAAGCCGCGGTCAAAGCCGCGTCGGCGGCCTACAGCGCGCAGAAAGCCAAGCTCGATCAGGTCAAGGCGGCAAACGGCGCGAACGGCCAGTCTCTCAAGCAGATGACCGCCCGCTACAAAGAGCTGACCGCCGCCGCTGAGAAAGCGGCCAAAGCCCAGCGCTTTGAGAACGCCAAACAGCGCTTTGGCAACATCCAGAGCGCCGGGCGCGACCGTGCCATGGCGGGCGCAGGCCAGATGGCCGCGGCCTACGGCATGCTCAAGGGCGTGCAGGGCACGCTTGCGCCGGGCATGAACTTGCAGGCGCAGATGTCGCAGGTGGCTGCGAACAGCGACTTTGATCCCAAACAGCTCCAGGCGCTTGACGATCTCGCCGTGAAGATCGGGCGCGACACCACGCTGAGCGCGGATCAGGCCGCCGCCGGCATCAACTACATGGCAAAGCAGGGCGCGACCTACGCCCAGATAGTCAAGGCCATGCCGCAGATCGCGGCGGTTTCCGAAGCCGCAGGCATAGATGACGTGGGTCAGGCCGCCGAAATGACGACCAAACTCGTCAAAGCCTACGGCATGTCCCTGGACGATGTGGGCAAAGCAGGCGACATCCTCGCCGCGGCGTCCCGCAAATCCGGCACGGACATGGCATCCCTGGGCGACACGCTTGCGTCTGTAGGCCCGGTGGCGCAGTCCCTCGGGCTTGACTTCAAGCAGACGGCCGCGCTGGCCTCGACGCTCACCCGGGCTAACGTCCCGGTGGAGCAGATGCAGCTGGCGATGTCCGCCCTGCTCGCCCCCACGAACGCCCAGGCAAAAGCGCTCACCCAGATGGGGATCAAGGCCGTTGACGCCGCAGGCAAGCAGAAGACCGTCGAGCAGCTGCTTGGAGAGCTTTCCAAGGCCACGGCGGGGCTGGGCGCGGCGCAGCGCGCGCAGGCGCTCAAACAGATCTTCGGCAACCGCGCGTTCGCCGCAGCCGACGCCCTGATGAAAGGCATGGCCGACGGCACCATCCCGGATCTTGAAAAGGAGATGGGCAGGCAGGGCACGGCCGCGAGAATGGCCGCGCAGAACAACGACAACCTTGCAGGCGACTTCAAGTCGCTGGGTTCTGCCATTGACTTTGCGAAGATCGGGATCTTCAAGGGCATGGAGCCTGCCCTGCGCACCATCACGCAGGCACTCTCGACCGCTGTCACGACAGTCGGCAACTTCATCCAGGAGCATCAGACGCTCGCTGCGGTGATCGGAACCACGGTGGCGGTTTTAGGCGGCCTTCTGGGCGCTGTGGGCGCGGTGAACATTGCCGTGGGCGGCGCCATGTACATCTTCGGCGGCTTCGGCAAGAATGTGCTCGCCATTGCGGGCGCTTTGAAGAAGCTCAAGATCGGCACCATTGCCTACACAGTGGCGTCCAAAGCCTGCGCCGTGGTCATGGGCGTCATGAAGATCGCCATGGCGGCGCTCAACCTGGTGATGAACCTCAACCCGATCTTCCTCATCATCACGCTTATCGGCCTGCTGATCATGGCAGGCATTGCCCTGTACAAGCACTGGGATGACGTCAAGGCCAAATGCTCCGAGATGTGGGAGAGCGTCAAGGAGACGTTCACCGGGCTTTGGGATTCGGTAAAAGAGATCTTCTCGGGCATAGGCGACGCCATCTCAGAGGCGTGGGAATCGGCCAAGGCCAAAGTCACGGCCAATGCCATAGCCACGTCTCAGATGATGACAAATGTCTGGAACACCATAAAGGACGTGTGGGAAAACGTCAAAACCTCCGTTTCCAACGCCATGGACTCCGTGTGGGACACCGTCACGGGCGTGTGGGAGAGCGTCAAAACCACGTTTTCCGACATGCTCAAGTACGTGACGGACACGTTCAGCTCGCTGTGGTCGAGCGCCTGGCAGAAAGTCACGGACGTGTTCGGGAGCATCTTCGGCACGCTCAAGGACGTTGCCAAAGCCCCGATCAATGCGGTCATCGGTCTTATCAACAAGGCTATCGGCGCGCTCAACAGCTTTGGCGTTGATCTTCCTGCTGCGCTCGGCGGCGGCCATATCGGCTTCAACATTCCTGAGATCCCCCAGCTTGCCAAAGGCGGCATCATCAGCAGCCCGACGCTGGCCATGGTGGGCGAAGGCAGGGATCCCGAGGCGGTGATGCCGCTGCCAAAGCTCAGCGAGCTCATGAACATCGTCGGCGACCCGGGTTCATCCGGCGGCTCGACGGTAACGCTGAACTTTGCCCCGAACGTGACCGTCCAGGGCGGCGCGCAGGGCGCGGATCAGGTGCGTTCGGCTTTGGCTGACGCATCTCAGCTCATGCAACAGGAAATTGAGCGCTATTTCGCACAGAAAAACCGCTGGACTTACGGCAAAGGCAAGGCTTATGTCTGATCAAACTTACGTCACCTCGCAGGGCGATGTGTGGGACACCATCGCAAAGAAGCAGCTGGGCTCAGAGCTCTACATGGACGCGCTCATCGGCGCGAACTGGGATCAGCGCAAGATCACCGTGTTCCCCTCAGGGGTGACGCTGAGGCTGCCTGAGATCACCGAAGAGAAAACCGAAACACAGGCGGCTGAGACAGCTCCTTGGAGATAAGCATGGGACTGTTAACCGTTGAGAGCGTGCCGCTGCGCACCTCCCTCAAAGTCATCTACACCGCAAAGACCGGCAAGAGCGCCGACATCAGCACCGACGTTGCCGCTGATCTGCTGTCGCTGAGCTACACCGACAAAGTCGGCGATGAGGCTGACAGCCTTTCGCTTCAATTCCAGGACGCATCGGCCAAATGGGCGCTTGCCTGGGATCCTGAGCGCGGCGACACCGTGGCGGTGACCATAGGCACCAAGGACGGCCGCTCGGTCACTACCGGCAAGATGATGATCGACCGCCTGAGCATTTCAGGCAGGCCGCGCACCTTTACGATTGAAGCGGTAAACATTCCGCTCGACAACACCGTAAGGCGCACGCAGAAAGAGCGCGCCTTTGAAAGCACCACGCTTAAAGCCATAGGCGACCGCATCGCCGCGGACAACGGACTTGAGTTCAGCTACACAGCCGAAGATGATCCCGAGTTTGACCGCGTCAGCCAGAACAAGGAAACGGATCTCGAGTTCCTCGCGAGGATTTCCAAGGATTACGCGATCACCGTCAAGATCTTTGACGGCAAGCTCGTTATGTACGATCAGAAGGCGCTTGAGGCCTCCGAGGCCAAGGCGACGCTGACCGAATCAGGTTCAACGGTGCTTTCGTGGAGCTTTGAGACGCAGCAGGATCAGCGCTACAAGGCCGTGACCGTGCAGTGGCGCAATGTACGTCATACATCGGCAACCCGAAATTCAGCGTCCGAGGCTTCATCCGAGGACACCAAAGATTATGTGGCGCAATACTACGGCAAGTCTTCTGGCAAAGGCTCAGCCAAAGCCGAGCCCAAGAAAGGCGCCGTCAAAACCACGGTCGAATACACCGACTACACCTACATCGACGACTCCATCGATGACAGCGCCCAGGTGTTTGTCATGAAGAAGCGCGTCAACTCCAAGGCTCAGGCTGAACAGATCGCCAAAGCGAAGCTCAGAGAGCTCAACCTGCATGCCGTGACCGGCAACATCTCGGTCATAGGCGATCCGACGCTGACGGCAGGCTCGGTCATAGAACTCAGCGGCTTTGGCTCGTTTGACGGGCGCTTCCTCATAGAAAGCGCCACCCATTCCGTGGGCGGTTCCGGCTACACCACAGGGCTGAACGTTCGCAAGTGCCAGGAGAAATACTGATGGACGAAGATCTCGCTAGCCAGCTGTCATGCATCATTCGCGTGGGCGTTATTTCATCTACGAACCCGGAAAAGCACACCTGCCGCGTAGCGTTCCCTGAATGCCGCACCGGATCGTATGAACTGCCGATCCTTGAGCGCAACGCTTTGAACAACGCTGACGCTCAGATGTATGACGTTGGCGAGAGCGTGCTGTGCATCTTTCTGCCTGACGGCCCTGAGGACGGTTTTATCATCGGCGCATTTTACGCTGAGCCGAATGTTCCGCCAACGAATTCGCAAGATGAACGCCGGGTGCTGTTTGCCGATGACACTTCGGTTACCTACAACAGGTCAAGCCATGAGCTTGATCTCGTTGACGGCGACACTCAGGTTCACGTTGACCGGGACTGTGTAAACATAAACACTCCGAAAGCAGTCAACATCGTAACCAGGGGCAATATTCTGCTTAATGCCTCCGGCAACATAGATATCAAGGCTGGCGGCACGGTTGCTCTCACGGGCGCGTCCGTTAAAGCCAATTAGAGGTTAACATGCCAGCCGCTACTCGTTTAAGTGACGCAAACAGCGGACATGATGCCTGCCCTCCGGCAACGCTTGCAAGCGGATCGTCTAACGTTTATATCAACGGCAAGCCCGCCGGGCGTGTCGGCGACGCTTATGCGCCCCACGGATGTAAGGATCACCCTTCCCACGTTGGAAACATTTCGTCAGGCGCTCCGCACGTTTTCATCAATGACAAACCCGCCGCTCGCGTGGGTGACTCAGTATCCTGTGGCAGCACGGTTGCCGAAGGCTCAGACAATGTTATTGTCGGCGATGGCGGGGGCATGGAGACAGCATCAAATAATGGATTCAGCGCCGTTTCATCCAGTTTGCTGAGCGTCATTGAATACAAGCAGCGCATGAACAACCAGCTTTTGAGCAATCCTGACATCTCAGGCTCTCAAATGCTTGAATGCATTGAACGCAACACTGAGTACGAGAAAAATAAACTTGCTTTACTCCTTGCTGAAATTTCAGATGCAATCGCGAATCGCGATTTTTCTGAAGGATCGGCTGACAAGCAAGGCTTTCTTTATCTGAGTGCTCAGTTCAGGAGATGGTTTGCCGGAGACGCTGCATCGGCTGATATCAAAGAAGAACCCTACCTGATAGATTTGGACTGGGCCAGAAAGTATGAGCTGACCGAAAATGCATATCAGGATTTGGTGATAAACGCTCTCTCAGAAGCAGGTCAAAAATTACTTTTAAAACGGCTAAAACAGACAAATTTGCTTCCTGATGCGGTCGGCGAGGATGTTGCATTCGACTTTACAAAATACAATCCCGGCCTTACCGTAGACGGAGAAAAGCCCGTCAACCAATACGACTTCATGGAAAAGCTTTATATAAATTCAAGAAACGTAGGGAGAAACTTTGACGAGCTTGCAAAAAACGGTTTGATGGCAGGCTTAGGCTCGTTTGAGCTCAGAGCTTTACCTAAAGGCACGGTGTCAAAAAACAAAGACGGTACTTACTACGTCAGTGTTACGGGCTTAGCTGTTTATCTTCAAGATACGTTTGATTTTACTGATTCGAAGTATTACGGCTATTGGTCGTATCTCGAAAAGAACTTTTTTATTTCATGCCCATTACCTTAAGGCCAGAACGCGATCGCCTGGCAATCATCGATCACCGACTTAAATAGCACGTACTGATCTTTTAGCTTTTCGCGGTCCTCTTTTGCAGGCGCGGTTCTTTCACAACACGTTTGGATCAATTCCAGCAGCCGCTTCTTGTGGGCAAAGAAGGCCGAGCGTTTGCAGGTGAAAAAGCTGACGAAGGCGCCGGCAAAGGCCGCCAGCTGGTGCAGCTTAAGCATCGAGATCCTGAGGCCTTTTTGCGCCTTCGCCGCGCACGCCCCGAAGTACGTCTTCATTATGGAGATGAACACGCTCAGGCACACAAAGAACAGTATGATGTGCTCCTTGTCGGAGTTGACGCTCTGCAGGCAGCAGCCGCTCTTGAGCGTCTTCATAAAAATCTCGACGAGCCAGCGGGTTCTGTAGATCTGGTGCACCTGGAAGCACGAGCACAGATCCCTGGGCAGATTGGTTCTGAGGAACACGAGTTTGTTCTTCTTCGCGTCGCGGCCTTCGTTGCGGGCGATCACGAGCCTGAACGAGTCCTTGTTCTTCTTCCCTCTGCGCTTTACGTCGAGATCCAGGTACTTAAGATCGTCCATCCTGTCCAAGGCGTCCTGGACGTCTTTGCCGGCCAGATCTTCGAGCTCGCTGCCGTTGCCGTCATGTGCGGCCAGGATCTCGCCGGCCGAGTCGGACTTGCCCTTGATTAAGTAGTAATTTCCCGACTCCTCAATCTTCTTCTCCAGCTCGGCGCTGACGTAGCCGCGATCCATGATCAGCAGGCAGTTCTTAAAGCGGTCCGGAAAGACCTCGGCTCTCTCGCTGGAGCAGCCTTCGGTGATCTCTATGTACTCTACGGTGTTTCTGAGCACGGAGTAGGCGACATGCAGCTTAAGCGTGGGCCTTGCCGGCTCGCCGTTCTTTCCAGGGCGGCCTTTTGAGGAGTGCTCGCAGGCGAAGTTCAGCGCGCAGCCTTTCCTGAGCGCGATCTCGGTGCCGTCAAGCAGGATGATGTCATCGAAATGAAACTTCGCCAGGAGCTCCCTGATCAGGGCGTCAGCCACAATGCTCTCCGCCTGGCCCTTAAGTTTCGGTGCGATCTGCGCAAGGGCGTCGTCCACGAGGCGCTTTGTGAGTTCCGTGATCAAATCAGGCTTGTCAAGGCGCTGGTGAAAACACTTTTCGCTGATTTTGATGCCGAAGAGCTCGATGGCTTTGTCTCTTATTGCCGAGATCTTTAAGCACCTCTCCTTGGTAAGGGAGGACATGACGGCAATTGAAGCGCAGACAACGGAGCCGTAATCGAGCTTCCGGTCGCGCTTTGACAGACCCACGGATTTTGCCAGCGCGTTGATGTGATCCCGGCTGAAAAGCTCTGCGACATTCTTTGCTGCGCCGGTTGAATTTTTGTCTGCTCTAAGTGACAATTTGGACATGGCTTAACTCCTGTAATTTTGTTTTAGGGATAATTCAATTATACAGCGTTAAGCCATTGTTGTTTCATTCGTTTTGATCCTTAGATCACAGAATATGGAAAAGTCCGCATTTTCGTACGGAAGCGCAAAAAACTCCGGAGCGGTAATTTTTGGGGCTCTAAGGCGTCAATTACAAATTTAGATGTATTTTCAAATAGTTGAATTACTGGCTGAAAAAAGCCGGTTACAGACGGTAATTTAGCTAAGATTACTTGCCGGTTATTTTCTGTTCGAACGAATTATTACACTATATGTATTTAATATCAAGCAGATAAGTAATCAGGCAAAAATCGAAAGTAATATGCGTATAATTTCTTAACGATAACTATTTGATATTAAAGAGAAAATAAAGATCGGCGGTATGCTTTTCAAAGGCCTCAATCAGGCGTTTGGCGCGGGCGGCGTAATCCTGCCCGACGATAAACCCCTTGACGTCGATAGAGCGCAGCGAGCGCCCGAGATCCTCGACGAAGGGCTTATCTTTCTGCGGGTACTCAAACACCGCCTGGCGGCGGCTCCTGACTTTAACTTTTAATTGCAAAGATATCTATCCGATCCGGTAGGGAATTCTCTGCATCTGATGGTCTTACCGTTATAAGTGACCGTGTATCTCTTAGGCTGAGGATCGTTATAAGAGCGCGAAAATATGCAGTCTTTACATGGTTCATTGAGCCCCGAATGAAGAGAAGCAAACTGTGCTTCAACTTTAGGATCAACTGGCGCAGGCTTCGGCTTTTGAGCTTCCGCAGCGGCAAGCTCTTTGGCTCTTTGCTCCTCGACCATGGCGTTAAGCGTTTCACAGCCGGTTGCAAGCAAAGCCGCAAAAGCGATTGTAATCAACAAGACTTTCTTCATAAGCATCACCCTTACTTTGAAGTATAGTTCGTAATGCTTAATGAAAACTTAGAAAAGAGATTTAATCGCAACAGGCGCGGCCTGCTGAACATATCATGGTTTAGTTCTCCGTCATCCTCACGACACCGCCGGTGAACAGCGGATTGGGCACGCGGTTGCGAGTGACGATCTCATCATCGCGCGAGGCGTCGCCCCACTGGTCATAGGCCAGCACCAGGGCAGGCTCAGGCTCAGAGGGCACCGCGGTGATTACGGAGTTCTCCTTGAGAAGATCCTGTTCAAAGCGCTGCCATGTCGCATCGTAAAGATCGGAAAGCGTCTGATACAGATCGCCGCGGTCGGTACCCTGGATGATCATCTCGTTCTCAATGGCGTCAAGTGTGTCGTCTCTAAGTTCTAAAAGCTCTTCAAAGCTCATTTCCTGACCGCTGTCGGATGAGGTTCCCATGTAGGAGACGGATCCGGCAAGATCCGACAGCAACACCGCCCGGGTCATGCCCTCAAGGGCAGCGCCAGCCTGTTCCGACGTGCTGGCCTGCACGCTTGCGCCCTCGCCGCTTTCGGAAGCAAGCTCGGCGGCATAGACTTTCTCAGAGTCCGCGGTCATGGCAGAGTTGCCCAGCAGTTCGGCGATGTCATGCCCGGCCTGCTTCCAGTCGTGCACGGCGTCAACGGCGCTGTCGAGCCCGATGGCATTGATCACGGCGCTTCCCGCGGCTTCATGGCTTTCGGTAACCGATGCAGCGAGATCCGATGCCAGGTTGGCCACGCTGTCGGCAAGGCCGAACACGGCAAACAGCTGACAGCCTTCGAGACAGCCGAGCACGTTGGCAAACGAGCCGTCCATGATGCTGTCGACAAAGTCCTGGGCATTGCCGATGTCGTCCATGGTGATGCCCAAGGCATCTAAGGCTTTGCTTACAAGATTGTCGGCAAGTCCTCTGATCCATGAGCCCAAATCCTTAATGTACGGATTGGTAAGTTCACCCGCTTCGGTGAATGTCACGCTGAACGAGGCGTAACGCTTCTCAAGGCTCCAGGTGATCTGCGGCTGCGAGGTGGCGACCACTTTGACGCGCCCCAGCCACGGATGCACAAGAATGCCCGTGCCGCCTGATTCAAAGGTCTCAATCAGGCGCTTGGAGTGGCCGATGAAGTCATCGCCGATCACAAAGCCGTTAACCGTGTAAGTGCGGGTCGCCTTGCCCAGATCCTCAGTGTAGGGCGTGTCGCGCTGCGGGTACTCATGCACCTGAGTGCGGCGGCCTATCGTCACCGAGCCGCCGGTAACCTCAAAGGACACGCCTTTGAACGAAGCCTTGCGCAGCCTGATCTTAAAAGGTGATGCCATTTATCTCAAAGCCCCTTTCCGGATAAACGAAGTACTGAGCTTTTGGTTGCTGCTGGAATCCTGCTGCGTGACTTTGGCGTCATAGCCTTCAGGCCCGATAAGCTGAACCTTCAGGTTGCTGAAAGTGTCCACTCTCTGAGGCGGCAGCTTGCCCAGCGACGCCACATCGGCGTTGCCCGCGGCCGCTCCGGCAAAGGCCGAATAATTCCCGGCATAGGCAGGAGCCGCGGCAAACGACGGCGCAGCGCCTTTGGAGTCGCCGACCCCGAAAAAGTCCTTGACGCCGTTCCACGCGCCCTTGACCGTGCCGCCCACGGAATCCATCAGGCTGCCCACGGTGTCCGTGATGGCATTGATCGGCTTCATGATGACATCGAAAATGTCGAGAAGCTTGGTCTTAAGCCATTCCCACGCCTTCATGATGGCGTCGGGGATCACGTCGCAGAATCATGCTCATTACCTTAAGCAATTTTTAGCTCTTTAACAACCGATTAAGCAGCTTTTTGTTCTTTAACAAACAGTTGCCCTTTTTGGCAGGCTTCTGTGACATCGTTCATCAGCAGATCCCGATCTTTTCGCAGATCTCTGTTTGTCGAGGATAACGGCGCTTTTGTGCACTCGGATGCAATCCTTTCCTCAAGCCTGCTAAGCTTTCTCCACAGTGTAGTTCTGCTGCATGTGTAAAGATCGCGGCACAGCTGCTCAAACTCGCCGCACAGCCCCGTATGCAGGATCAGCACCGAGATCTCTTTGTCTTGAGACAGCCTGATCCTGGCCCGTTTGCCCGCCCACGTCTTAAGCGCGCAGGCGATCACGCTGAACATCACGAACTGCAGCAGGATCTCCAGGTTGCCTGAATTCACTGCGGCAAGCCCGTTCCCGCTCTTCATGCACTTGTTAAAGATCTCGATGCACCAGCGCAGGCGGTAAAGCGGCACAGCGGCCTTCAGAGGCAGGACACAGGGCGTCAGGCTGGTTCTGAAGATCATGAATTCGGTCTCGCCGCGCGCCTCTTTGGGGATAGGGCTGTGGCAGATCAGCAGGCGCGTGACGCTGCCGTCCTCGTTGCGGACATTGACGTCAAAGCTGCGGCGGAACCGCAGCAGATCACGCGCGGGACAGCCGATCCCTCCGTTTTTAAGCTCCGACGCCGCTTCGGCGTACTCATCGCCGTTGAAGCTTGCGATCTTTGCGGCCGGTCTGTCTCTGCACCTGATGAGAAAACTGTGGCCGGCTTCAGTGATCTCCCGCTCGGTCTCCAGCCCTGAGTAGCCGCGGTCAGCCACAAACAGCACCGGGCCGCGCGGCTTTTCGCCGTCACCGTCTGCGCCGCCGTCCTTTGGTTTGATCCAGCCGCTTGCCTCCAGCTGGCCGCGCTCGCTGACACAGGCTCCGGTGACCGAAAGCCAGGCGGCGCAGCCTTTTTTGACGGAGAATCCGATGTGGACCTTGAGGCCGGCGCTGCCCCGGGAACCGTCCTTCTTTTTGCGGCCCTTGCCTTTGCAGTCAAAGTTTTTCAGCGAGCGCAGGGGCACTCTGAACTCTGTGCCGTCAAAGAAGATCACGTCGTCAACGCCAAGCGACAGGCACATGGCCGCCGCGGAGCCGTGTTTTTGCAGCACCGTTTCCGACAGGCTCTCTCCCGCGGCGGCGGTGAGCGCCGCGGCCGCCAGCAGGCGCGCCGCATATGCCGAGCCTTCAAGCGCCAGGCGGTTCCAAAGGCACTTGGAGGAAATGTCGCTTCCGGTCATGCTGCGGTAGCTTCTTGCCACGGAAGCCAGCATCAGCTTCTCGGGGCCTGCGCGCCCGGCGAGCATGCCCACGGCGCAGATAAAGAAAGCGGCGCGGTCGAACTTGCGGTGTCTTTGCTCAGGGCCGAACTCGGACATGAAGAAGCACAGGTTTTCGTATGACAGCAGGGAAGTCAGGCTGGCGTTGGCGCGGGCGGTTGACACGGAAATGCTGAAAGAGGACAATTTAGACATGGGTTTTTCCTTGTTTTTATTGGTTTTTTGTCGAATACAGTATAACACAGGAAAAGCCCTTTTTTCAATGATTAACTTATTGAAGTTTATAAAATAAAATGATCTTAAATCAAGTATTTAAGCTAAACTTACATTGCTGATTTTTAAAGCGTTTCATTTCCGCAACACCGGCAGGTTCATATCAAGGACTTAGACTGCAAAAGAAGAATGAGGTGATTAGGCAAAACCGCGCCAGAAGTGGGCTGTGTTGATACATATAGTTATTAAGCTAATAACTATATGATATTTAAAGAAAAGTTAAGATCATGAGCATGTCGCAGAATACATGCCGCAAAGTCTCAAGCTGTTTCTGACTGGTTTTGACGTTCTCATCGACTTTGTCGGAAACCCATTTCCAGACCGCGTCCCACGCGTCCTGAACGCCTTTGCAGATGCCGTCCCAAATATCGCTTACGGCCTTGCAGTTTGCGTCAAAGTTCGCTTTGGCCTGATCCCACTGATCTGAAAACCACTTGCAGACCGCGTCCCACGCGTCGTTGAACGCTTTGCAGATCGCATCAAAGTTCGCTTTGGCTTCTTCCCATTTGGCCTTGATGAGATCCCAGATGTAGCTCCAGTTGTTTTTAACAAGCTCCCACTGTTCAGTGAAGAACTTGCAGACCGACTCCCATGAATCCTTAAGCCAGGGACCGATGGTGTCCCAGTTCTCATAGATTGCGGCTATGGCCATGGCGATAAGCGCCAAAACCAGGGTGATCGGGTTGCTCATAAACGCTACGTTGATGAGCTTCATCGCGACGCCCACGGACTTAGCCAGCGTAATAAACGATCCGCCAAGCTTTACCAGGCTTACCACCGTGGCGGCAAACGAGCCGACCAGCTTCATGCCGAAGATCGCGCCCACGGCAATGGCTATGGTCTTAAGGCCGCCCAGCTTCCTGAACAGCTTTACGGACGCTTTAACAAAGCTGATCGTGGCCTTGACGGCGTCTCTGAGCCCTTCCTTCGTGGGCATGAGCTCTTTGGCGAGATCTTTGACTGCGTCCGTGATCTCGGTTGCGAGCCACTCGCGGTTGTCCGCGATCAGATCATTGAAGTAATCAAGCATCGGCTGAAGCACCGGCAGAAGCCGTCTGCCGATGGCGTTCTGCACGCCCTGCACAGCTTTGCGCGTGCGGCCCATGCTGTCGCCGAATTTCGCGGCGGCCTCCACGTCCTCAGCGGACATGATGACCCCGAACTTCTCAGCCTCTTTGCGCGCTTCCTCGAGCCCCTTGGAACCGTCAGACAAAGTCTTGATCAGGTTCTGCCCGGAACGCCCGAAGAACTGCGTGGCGATGTAGGCTTTCTGCGTGCTGTCTTTCTGCCTTGCGATGGCGTCGGCGATCTCAGGCATGAGTTCTGCGGCGGTCTTCATCGAACCGTCGGACTTCTTCATGCTGATGCCCATGGCGTCCATGAGCTTTACAAGATCTTTGCCTTTGCCAGCGGCGGCGTTGGCGATGTTCTTGTTGAGCATCGCGATGGCGCCGTCCATTTCCTCGGCCGAAGATCCCCCGAGATCCGCCGCGTACCTGAACGCCTGCAAGGAATCTGCGGCTATGCCCAGCGAGCGCGAGGTGTCGTCCACGGATGAGCCGTACTCGACCATGGAAGAAACGCTCGACTTGAGCGCCGTCCCCGCGGCCGCAAGCCCGGCCGCAAACGGCGCAAGCGTCAGCTTGGCAAGGCGGCTCAGGTTTTTCGAGGTTTTCTCAACGTTCTTTTTGAAGGCGGCAAAGTTCTTTTGCACCTTCTTGAGCTCCGGGGTGGCTTTGTCGCTCACACCCAGCAGCATCTTTAAAACGCTGATGTTTCTTGCCTGAGCCATGTCAGTGTCTCTCCATCGCCGCCGCTTTGGCCTTGAGGATGCGCTCGGTCTGCGAGCTCATCTCACGGATTTGCGACAGCTTCATGTTTAGGATCTCGTAGGGGTTTGAATGCCACTCAAACGCGATGTCAAAGCACAGCTCTCTCAGTCGCTCTGGTTCACCGTATCCGGTTCCAGCGACTGATTGAAAAAAGCCATGAGCCTCCACCGCAGTTTCTCAAAGTCGCTGACGGCCATCTGTTTGATGACTGAAGGCGGCAGGCCTGCAAGGCGCACCGCCCACGCCAGCACGCGCTTGGGCTTGGTGACGATGTCGCCGTCGGTATCCATCGAAAACAGATAGCCGACCTCGCAGACGTCGTTTGCCGTGGGCTCGCGGAAGCGCAGGACTTTGATTTCCTCATCGCCGTGATGAATAGGCTTGGTGAGGATCAGCTGAGCGAGATCATCCTCAGGCGCCTGAGTTTCCTCAGGCACCTCGGCGATCCCCTGTGAAGTAAGGGATTTTGCCATTCTTTACTCCTTAAACCTGAAGGTGGCACTTCTGGCCGCTGAAATTCAGCGTCACCGTGCCGTCAGAGGCGTTGCCGTTGATCTCGCCTTCAAGCCACGCGCCCTGCAAGGTGTAGACCCAGCCGTTGGCGAGCTCAGCGGTGAGCGTCATGTCATCGTTGGTTCTGACTGCCTCAATCGGGAACGTTGGCTCAAGGTTGACCGTCAGGTTGAGAAACGGAACGCGGTCGGTCTCAGAGTAGCCGACCACGCCGGTAGAACCCATGCGCGCCTCACGGTTAACGAGGGTCACCGGGAACTCGACGTCGCCGTTCACGGACACCTGGGCGCCGTCGATTTTCAGGTAGCAGGTGCCTGCTATTTTCTTTTCAGTAGCCATTTTTAAGCCTCTTGCTGGTTAAGCGTTTTCCGGGTACTGGAGACGGAACTGGTTCTGCAACGCGAAGATGCGTAGCTGGTTCACGAGATCAGGCGGCAGCAGCACGTCGATGCGGTTAGGATCCGAGGTGTTGCGCTCGACAATCAGGTATTTGGCAAAGAGTTCGGCGTTTTCAACAAGGCCGTCGGTCTCCATGGCCGCGTACTGAGCAATAAGCTCAGAGCGGATCACGGACGGAGTGACGATCGCCTGCCCGGCGCCGTAGCGGGCGCCGTCGGACACCTGAGTGCCCGCGGGGATCTGGAACGCTCCGTTCTGCGCCGCCGCAAGCGTGAATTTCAGCGTCACGGACGCTTTAGACGCCTCAAGGCGCGGCGTGTTGACATAGTAGCCCATCGGATCAAGATAGTCGCCTGTGGCGTAGGAGAGCAGATTGTTGCGGCAGGCAAGCTGCACGGCCTTGGAGAGCTGGGCGATGTAAGCGGCCACAGACTCAAGCACCAGGCGCAAAGGATCGCCCTGGGCGAGCGTGCGCCCTGCGGCTTCCTGGTATCTGGCAATGATCCCGTCTCTGATCACAGAGGGGGAGGTTTCAAGAAAGTCCAGCCCGTTTAAGCCGAACCTCGGAGTGTCAAGAGGCATCGTCTATCTCCAAAGTGACAACCGGAATTAACTGCCCGTCAGGGGCGTCAGCGTTCTGCGAAAACTCAACCTTTCTCACGTGCGCCCGCGGCTCGTATTTCTCCACGGCGGCGATCACGTCCATGCGCAGCTGCATCTGAGCAAGCGGCGCGGGCTTGTCGATAAACGAGAAGTCGGTGCCGAAGTCGCGGTCAAGCGGCACGGTGCCCTTGGCGGTGGCGATGATGCAGCGCACGTTCTGAATGATCTCCTCGCGCACGGTGGCAGGGGCAAAGTCGATGTCCTGCATCGGCGTTACCACGGCAATGCTCACAGCAGGCTCCTTGCCGCTGAAACGGCGGCGGTGAAGATGTTAAAGCCCGAGGCTTCCTTGAGCGTGAGGCTCACCTCGCTGTCTATGGGGATGCCGTGGCCGTCGGTGAACTTGCGATCCTCGCTGAAACTGTCGAGGCAGTAAGCGCCGAAATAGTCAGGCCCCAGCAGCAGGCGGTAGGATTCGCCGCTGTCGAGCATGGTCTCGAGCACCGGCACCCACACCGAGGGCGGGGCGTTGAAGGCGCTCATCAGGTGCACGGAGAAAGAGACTTCCTTCTGCCCCGGGCCTACAAACTCAGGCACGGGCTTGCCGCCGATGACGTCATGGACGGCGTAGCGCGCCGGGTGGCTCACCTGGACGCCGCTGAAAGTCAGCACGGCCTTGTCTGAGCACCAGAACGGCACGGTGCCGAACATTCCCAAAATGCCGATGTTCATGAACTGCCTCCTGCGGGCAATAAAAAACCCCGCCGAATGGCAGGGTTTGCAAAATGACAAAGCGTTTTATGAGTTCGGGTTATTCGTCTAAATAAGCATCAGAAATTGAATAAGAAACAGCTCCAGATTTTGAGGTGATCTCTTTTGCGACAATGTGCAAAAGTTTTCCTGATGCAAAGGCGTCAAGGTAAGGGTTACCGTTCTGTGACTTGAAATTTTCATCAACTATTTTGCCGGGATAGGTTTTAGGATTATCGAAGTTTTCGTCATAATCCTCTTGTTTGCAAAGCTTACATGAACAATTTATTTTATTTAATTCATACAGATATACATCATACTCGCTAAGCTTTGATACGCTTTGCGGAATTGATTTACTTACTGCCGCTTTTACGGCTTGATCAGCGTTAAAAACGGTTTCAGCGCTGTCAATGAGTTTTAATTCCGAACATTGACTTCCTACCGGAGACAATGCCTTTTTGTTGGATGCCTGAGTAAGCACTCGCAAAATGTCAAGAACCTTTTCTGTTTCAGAATGCCGAGCTTTGTCACTTTGCTCTGCAAGCCACGATAGTTTTTCGATCGCTAAACGAGCCGTATCTGAATCATTTTTATCCATTTTGCTAAAAAGAAAGCTCAAAATACTGTTGAATATTTCTTTAATACCGGTAATTGTTCCTACAGCTTGCTGTAAACCTTGAACAAAGGCATATACGTCTATCGATTTTGCTTGAATTTTTGCATCTGTATACACTTTAACTTTGTAATCAGATGCTTTAACAGGTATCTGACCAGTTAAGACATACGTTCCCGCTATGCTCAGCGTGTCTCCAAGCCCTTGCAAAGAGGTTCCAAACGCACTCAGATCTATGACATGCTCTTCGCATGCCAAGCCGTCATACTTGATAACGTATTTTGCAATGATGCTGTCTTCTGCTGACATAAGCGGTCCTTTTTATTTTTCTTAATGCCAAACCTGCATCCAGCATACAAAGGCCATAACGGCTGTACAGATCCTTGCCAGGTACGACCACCTTTTTATCATCCACCAGTGGCAGCCGAGAAAACAAAGCAACGTTGAAAGACTTAAAAAGAAATTTTCTTTAAACCAGCCTTCGTTACCCCACCCAACAAGTCCAAACTGCATGAGCCCTCTGAGAAGCCACCCTCCCATTGGAGCGATCAAGGTTTCTTTTATATGATTGAGATCAGGACTAAGGCAATAAATTACAGCAATCAATATGAAGCCATACCAAACAGCAGCACACCAAAAGGCTTTCATCAATTTGGACGGCTGTCTCTTACAGAGAAATATTGAAATAATTTTCTGTGAATCCATCTGCTTTCTTTGGATTGCTGAAGACAAAAAAGTCTCTTCCTTTATTATAGTTTCTCCTGAAATTTTTGAAGAGCTGATCCGTTACAGGAATTGCAGATTTGACAACAAAAGGCAAAATAAAAACATACCGCCGATCTTTATTTTCTCTTTAATATCAAATAGTTATCGTTAAGAAATTATACGCATATTACTTTCGATTTTTGCCTG